ATGTACCAGCTCCATATAACTTGACTTGCCCTCCTGTCGTCCCCGTATATATATCGCCAGTCACACCGAGAGACCCGACAACGAAGTCGTTTCCAATCCGCCCCGTGAACGGATTGACCACATTAGTCGCATCGCATTCCAGCATCATTCGGTAACCCTGCGTTACGGTTACCCCTGTTCCACTCGGCGTTTTTACCGTCACCGTGAATGCGCCGCTGGTATTGTTGAAGATGAAGAACAGACGAGTCGCGGCGGGTACTATGACGTTGATCGATGCGGTCAATGTACCAGTGAGTTCGATAAACTGATTCGCTGCTTCTGTTGCCGTCAATGTGACGTCGACGCCCCCTGCGACGGATTTGCTGAGTCGGCCCACGCCAACGTCCGAAGCTCCAAGTGCGCCTATGTTCGCTCTTGCATTTTGCTGCTGACTTGCTGTCAGCCCCATCGCTGCGGTGTCGTATCGAACTGCAGATGCGAGCGCAGTATTTGCCGTCGAAAGAGTCGACTTTACTTGCTGCGCTAGCGTAGATGGCAGTAGGCCTATAGGGTAAATCGCATAAGCCTGACCGCCCAGGCTGGTGCCAAGATAGTTCGACGCGAGCGTGAGGCCAGTGTTCGATCCTATCGACAGAATTTCGTATTGCTTGCCGTCAGGTGCGACCAGAATGTCCCCCGCATTGAGCGTGCCAACATCAACCCAGGACGTCCCCGCCCCGGTGACGCTGGCAGTGCCATTCGTGACAGTGATGGTGCCGATTTTGTACCATGCCATGATGCATTACTCCTTTGGGTTGGTAGCTTTTACTGCGGCGATGGGATCGTAATAATCACGGATCATCGGCAACTCGCCGCGTGCCATCGCGTGATACAGCGCATCGAGTTGGTCGCCAATTGCCGGATAGGCGAGATAACGCCGCTCTCGATAATCCATGACACGGAGAGTGAGTGGTGTGATTTGCAACCGGCCATCAACATTGGTCGCGACGTTAATGTCATGAGGATGATCGGACACAAGATAACTAGCCGCACCGTTGCGTCCTGCAATTGCCTGCGCGTCGGCGGGATCTGCTGTGGTCACGCGAGCAGTGCATTTGCCAACTGCATCAAATAGGAAGAGGTAGTTCATCGGTAGCTTCTTAGGAGCAGTGCATAGCCGGTGTGATTGCCGGCAGCGGCAGAGTGATACCCATATAGGTAAATCGTGTGGTAGCCCGCCGACAACCAGGCGGAAGCCTGAAGATTCACGCCGGTCGGCCCTGACGAGTTGGTATAGCTTCCTGATTGACCCCACCAGGATCCGGTCGTATCAATTGACACTCGGCCTTCATAGGTATATGTCCCACTCCCGGAGCTGTAATAGAAATTGACTTGGGAGGCAACGGCCACATAGCCTGCGTGGTGCATGTAAAACGAATATGATGCCCACGCCCCATTACCAATTGAAAGCTGGACTTGCTCGAAGCTGGTCGCCGAATTGGACACAATCAAATCGGCGGTCAGCGTGTTCGTCGCAATCTCGGTCGCAGTTAGCGCACCGACGGCGATCTTTCCCGCGGAAATCGACCGGGCGGCGACAGCATTTGCCGATATTGAACCATCGACGATCATGTTGCCATCAAGGCCGAAGGTACTTGTGCCGTTGACATTGCCGACGACCATGACCTGCTTTGGCGTGCCGCTGCCGTCGGGGGCGACAAACGCGAACTTGTCAGCCAGAAACACCACCGAGGTGCCGCCGCTGCCGCTGGCAAGTTGCATCCCGGCAACGTTGCCACCAGTATCGACCTTCAAGACGTACTGCGCCATCAGGCCGGTAATCGACGACGCGCTGGCCGTTGCGGTCACCTGAACCGAAGCTATGGCGCTGGTGTTCGTGCCGACGGTTGCCGACAGAGTCGAAATCGACGAAGCCAGCGCCGAGTCAGCCGACGCCCGGGTACTGATCTCACTGCTAATCGACGAAGTATGCCCTGAGACCGTTGCGGCCAATGTCGAAATGGTCGACGCCAGCGCCGAGTCAGCCGATGCCCGGGTACTGATCTCACTGCTAATCGACGAGGTATGCCCTGAGACCGTCGCGGTCAACGTCGAAATGGTCGACGCCAGCGCCGAGTCAGCCGATGCCCGTGTCGATTGTTCGGTCACAATATTAGCCTCGGCGTTCGTCACCCGCGCGTCGATAAGCGTTCGCGCGCTCGCTTCGGCGCTATCGGCGTTCGCCCTGGCCATCGCTTCGCTAATGATCGCCGCGGCGTTCGAGACAACGACTGCCACCAGAGCGGTGCGACTGCTCGCCTCGGCCGCGATGGCGTCGGCGTGCGCCTGCAATGTCGCATTGGCGACGGCGACGTTCGCGTTGAGCGTGCGATCTGTTGCCTGGCTGTCGAACATATCAATGGCGCCGCGGATCGCCTCATTAGCAAGGCTCGTGTATGCATTTGCCGACGTAACGTTTATTCCGCCCACCGCATTGGCGATCTGACTGTCGACATAGACCTCACTTGCCCCGACCGAGACCGAGCTCTGCAGGAGCGTAATAGCGGACTGCGCTGCGGTCAGATTCCCCTGCACTGTGGAGAGTGTCGAGACTGTACTGGTCAATGTTGCGTGATCTGCATTAACGACGACTTCAGCGGCCGTTAGGCGCGCTTCAACGTCTGTCGTGACGTTGGCCGTCGCTAGCAGCGCAATCCTTCCGGTCGCCGGATCGACGGTGACGGTTGCGTTCGTCACCGACTCCTGCCACTGCATCCGGGTCGTCAGATCGTATTCCGATAACGCCGATTGCAGGGCTGCCTGGGCATTAGAGGTGAGCGCCCCAGGCATCGATACAATTGGTGCGGCCAATTCCGCTGCCAATTGACCCAGGCCAAGGCTGGTTTTCAGTTGAGTCAGCAGCGCGGATGGGTCCGAATTGGCGACCGCGTAGAGGCCCGAAGTCGAGCCAGATGGATACCAGGCTGACACGTTGCCGAATGTATCGGTTACTCGGAACCAGTAATATCCTCCCTGGCCAGCCGAGAGACCCACGTGGTTGTATTCCCTTGCCGCGAAGGGTACCAGTGACAGCATCAAGGCTGAGCTGCGATTGTTGGCCATTGACCACCAGATTTCAGTGCCGAGAATGTCCTGGCGCGAATCCCCGAATGACCAGGCGACATGTACCGAGAACATACCGCCGGTGGCCGTCACAGTCGGTGCGCTCGGCCCTACCGTCGGTGCCGTGCAGGTCGTGCCATTGAGAACCACCCATGCGCCACGGATACCCATCGAATTGATGGCGCGCAACCGGACGTCGTAATTGCGTCCGGTGACGGTCGCGGGAATGACCATCGAAGTCGAAGCAACCGTAGTGGTATCCCATGGGCCAGAATTCTCACGATAGGCAACCTCGTAGCCAACAACGAATGCGTCATTCGGTGCCGACCAGCTTGCTACGAGACGCGGAATGACCGTGCCGTCCGGCTGCGTGATGTTCTGGACGGCGACAGAAAGACCGGTAGGCGAGCCGACCGCCAAGGGATCGGGCAGGTTCGTTCCCGGCAGCGGAGACACCGTCGCCAGCGCATCAAGGTTATAGACGTTCGCGTCATATTCGATGGCCGTGACTTCGACCTCGTCGGACGACAGTAGCGCGAGCCGCATCACACGAAAGACCTTGCTCGACCATCCAGGCGTCGAATGCGTGATCGTGACCAAGTCACCTACTTCGCAGCGCAGGCCCGCGATGGTCGACGTAAATTGGCAAAGCGTTTGCTTTCGCGACTGCTTCAGTGTTTGCTGGCCGATCTGCTGCACCCGATAAACATTCGCGGTGTAGGGCAACGAATGCTGAGCTTCGAGTAGGACACCGTTGTCCTCACTGCGGTAGGAGGTCGAATCTTGCGTATCGATGTTCGGTTGCCAGTTATTCGACGGATCAAACCATGTGGTCGATACACGGTTGGCACGGTTACGCTTTTCGGGCAACTTGATTGACCATTGCCCAACGATATTGTCTTCAGTGAAAGCAAATGACGCAGTCCCGGCTATATCAAGCCGCAACTTATATTTGCCGCCGGAATAGACCAGAAATCCCCGGCAGGAGGTGAGTAGATCCGACAGGTTCGCCAGTGGCGCCGCGCTAGTATTGACCACGCCGTCGCAGGTATAGGCGGCCTGCGTGCCGGCAGGAATCGGCACGGTCGTGTCGCAGGCGTTCGCTGCGGCGATGAATGTTGCATCGTCAATCGCGGCCGACGGAATTCCGCGGCCATACCGCGTGTTCGTCAGGTAGTCTCGAATACAGAGCGCCGGGTTGTTCGAGAACTTGGTCGTTGAGTCGCGCGGATCGTAGACCTTCTTGCCGTCGATGTCACAGGTAATAACCGGGATCGCGTGAAAGACGTTCGCGTCGTATTGCAGCTTGACATAGACGTAGGCAACACCTGACAGCGTGTGCGTCGAGTCCCAATTGGCGCATGCGGCCGACAGGGCCGTGCTGGCCGTCTGAGTGTCGGTACCGACATACTTTTCAATCGTGACCAACGAGCTGAATTTCGTATCGATGCTGACGACATCGTCGAGGTAGACGTTGTTAATCGCATTTATTTCGCCCTCGGCGAGCGCCAGGACCAGGTGTAGATACTCGTTGCTGCTGCCTGACGACTGCACATAGACCAACGTGCCGCCGATCCGGCGCGCGCCGTAGACCACGTTAATCGGATCGATAGTGCCAGACGTATTGAGCAGAATGCCACGGGCTGCATTCGCAGCCTGTGCTACAGACTGCGGCGCATTAACCGATGGCCCAAGCATCGATCGCACCGCCATATTGGTGAGGCCGCCAGCGACCATGCCGACCCCGGACGCCAGGACGGATGCGCCGACAGTCTCGGCGATGCCGCCAATGATGCCGCCTTCGAGGATCGACCCGGCGATGACACCGCCGGCGACCGTTGCTATGGCATCGCTAACAAAGGCGCCCGCGACGGCGCCGACTACTGCGGCGACCATGCTGGCAACCTAAAAATCTTATGCGTGTGGTCCGGCAGCTTTAGTATCTCGACGGTGCCGTAGAGACTGACGCCGTTGTCGCGATCCGCGCTAATGACTTTCTCGCCCAGGCAAACATGCCCGCGCACCCATCCGTCGGCAGTAATAGTCAGGATAAAGTCGCCGACCTGTTGAAACCCGACAGCAACATCGGTGCAACCAAGACCGCGCAGCACGTTTTCGAGACTGTTGCCGGTGCGAAGAACGTAGTCGAGGCCGGTCTTGCGATCCGACCAGTTGCCACGATGTACGTCTGCCTCAGCCTTGCTGCTCATGGCATCGTGCATCATCAGGCAAACCATGGGGCAGTCAGTGACGCCATACTTGAACGGCGTGCCGAGTAGTTCCTGCGCGCGAGCGTGCAATGCGGTTACCCAATGCTCGATCTTCACGCGGCACCCCACTTTATCTGCTGGTTAAGACTCGACACAAACTCGAACCCCTTGTCGCCGGGGAACCAAATCTGCTGCTCGGCGTTGTTGGTGTGCCGCCCCGGCAGTCGCTCAAAGTCGATCCAATGCTGCGCGGCAGCCAGGGTGACTGTGCACGTGCCAGCTTCCGGGTTTTCCTCGATCATTGGCGAGTCGGCGCGACCGTCGAATATCGGGATCGGATCGACGACAACCCCGGCGCCGTGGATGAACGCCTTGTAGATGACAACGCGGCGGTCGATGTAGTTGTGCGACAGCAGCAGCGAAATCGAGTCTTGCAAGACGCCGGTCAATTGAACGCGTGCCGTCGTGACTTGCAGCGTCGCACTTTCCTCGATGCCGTCGAACCCCAGCAGTGAGCCCGCACCGACGTAGGTGTTGCCGCCCCATACGAGATTGCGATAGGCGTCGGTCGTGCGAACCGTTTGATCGTCGAGGTATAACTCGAACAGGTGACAGGGTTCATTCGCTGCGGCACCGAGCTGCGCGACGACAGAAGCCGATGCGCCGCGATCCATCACGGCACCTCGATCATGTCGGCGGAGAAGTCGTAGAGCCCGCCTGGTGCGACATTCGAGGACCGGCCATCACTGGAAAATGCGACAGTAAACGGGACGTTCGATACGATGATCGACTCGTTATCCGACGGACTGACGAACAGAGCCGGCTCGATGGCGAGTGTCACTTGTCCGCTGCCATTGCTATTCACGTCGGCGGTGAGCATGTAGACCTTGTTGTGGCCATTGAACTTGACGAAATCACCGGCTTTCATGATGCCGGTGATGCTCGCGGACCAACCATCCGTGACGACGCTCCGGCCGGATTGCGATCCGCCATTGACGAGCGGAGAACCCGATGCGACGCCCTGGGCGTTCGATAGGTTACCGGGCAACACGTATGAAAACGTGCAGTACTGGCCGCGCTGCGCCTGAGCGAATCCAAAGAACGCTGCCCACTCGGCGCGGCGCAATATCGCCCAGGCGGCCGAAATGAGCCAGCGATGCCCCCCTCGGGATCGCACCTGGCGCTGTAGCGAATGCGCGGTCGAAACGAGCGTCGGCTGATTGCTGCCGATCTTGAGTGATGTTGGCGACGGTGATGTCGGGAATTGAGCCATGATCAGATCGGGCTAGTAATCGCACGTTTCGTGAACGCCTGTCGGACGATGCCGACGATTACGTTCTGATTCGACGCCAGGGTCGAGCGAAACGAGTTCGCGTCGATGGCCTGCACGTTGAAATTGATATTGACCGGTGTGCTGCCATTGCTACCTGCGTTCTGCGATGCGGGAACGATCTTTTCGCCCTTGTGGACCATCGCGACCATGTCGTTCGGGACGTAGTCGGTGCCAACGTCGAACGATGGCAGCATGTTCTTGATCCCCGATCCAATGGAAGACGCAATCGAGCCAAAGAAACCGCCAAAGCCCCCAGCGGCATCAACCGCGGCCGACAGATTTTTCGTGATGTTGTTCTGGATTTGAATGCGGATCAGATCTGAAATGATCGAGTCGGCCATTGACTTGAAATCCAGCTTGCCGGTCTTGACGAAATTGACCAGGGCGTCCTCCATACCCTTGAAGGCATCGGTGTAAAGTTTGTTAGCCTGAGCCGCGGCGTTGCCAGCTATCTCGATGTAGCTTTGCATCGCCGACTTTGCGCCGGTTTCCCATTTGCGTTCGGCGTCGTATCGCGCGTTTGCCGCGGCGATCATCTTGTTGGCTGCCTGCTGCGTCGCCGTCGCCATCTTTTGCTGCGTTTCCTCGGTCAGAGGGCCGAGCTTGCGCGTCTCGTTCTGCAATGCGACCTGCAAGTCGACATCGACTTTGTGCTGGATATTCAGCAATTCCTGTTCGTGCGCGGTCTTGCCGACGAGCAGCAGGCTAAAGTCCTGTGCCTCGGATTGCTTTTTCAGGCTATCGACGTACTGGTCGGCAAATTTCTTTTCCTCGGCGGCCTGTACGGCAGCGATACCGGGTGCCGCGCGGACGGCATCCTTACCCTCTTTGCTTGCCATTTGCTGCGCTTTGAGTGTGAGCTCTGGGATGAGTCCAGATTCCAACTTCGTTGCCTGGCGTTCGAGTTCGAGCAGGAAGTTTTCAAACGCGCTCGATCCATTGCCGACCTTCTCACCCAGGCCAAGTGCGACATTGCGCGGCTTTTCGGTCGGAGTCTTTTGCCCTGCATCACGCGCGGCGAATTCGCTGGCCAGCTTGTCGCTGAAAAATTGCTTACCGAGAATCGCATCAAGGTCTTTGGAAAACTCGTCCCCATGCGACTTGATTTCGGAGAATGCACCCGAAATCTGCGACTTAACGGCATCAAGACCGCCCTGTTTGAACGTAATTCCGAGCCCCGCAAATCCCCCCACAAAACTGGTCACGTCGGCCGCGGTTGCAGCGATGGCCTTGCCAACGATCTGGACGACGCGAGTGAGACCGTCGAAGACATCGACGACGAACGCCACGCCGGTCGCGGCAGTGCGTGCCCAACTCTGGATCGTGTTATCGGCAGCGAGGTCCTTTGCCGTCTTATTCAATCGGCCGACGACCGAGTCCGACTTCGAGAACGCATCGACGACATCGACCATCGTCGGCAGCAATGCCATGGCGATCGTGTTGTAAAGAGCCTTCTTACGACTGTCGAGTGCGATCAATGACCGCTCATATTGATCAGCCATTGCGGCTTGTTCGGTGGTCACCTTGGCGACGATTTCTCCCTGAGTCGCCAAGTCATGCAACATCGGCAGCAAATTTGCGCCAGCTTTGCCGAAGAGGATCTGGGCTGCGGCGACGCGCTCGCTGCCCGATTGCACCTGGTCGAGGGACTTCGCGACCTTGAGCATGACCTCATCGGGAGACAAGGTTTTCAGATCAGACATCGATATACCGAGCGCCTTGAATGTCGAGGCCTGCTTCTGGCTGCCTGATTCGGCCTCGATCATGGCCTTGTCGAGTTTTTGCAGGCTGCTTACGACTTCTTCAAGCGCCGTGCCGGATAGCTTCGCTGCCGACTTCAAGCCGGATAGCGCCTCGACCGAGACGCCGGCTTTCTGTGACATCTGTTCCAGCTCAGCCGCTGCTGCGATTGCCTTCTCGACGCCGCTGACGATGGCATCGAAGGTAAATGCTGCGACAGCGGTTGCCGCAAGCCCCTTCAACGCACTCCCTGCCTTGCTGGTAAGGGTGTCCATGCGCTCGCCGAACTGCTGCATTTGATATTCGGCCTTGTTGAGCCCGGCTTCAAACTGCACGAGGTTCGCTTCAAGCGAAACCACCAGCCGACCCAGTGTGCCGAAGTCTTGCGACATGGTCAGTCGTCCTTGTTGAAAATGGTTTTGCGCAGCAGTGCCGCGTGGGCTTTGCGGTCAGGCAGCAAGATTGGCCTGCCGTCCTGTGAGTGGCTAAGTTCCCTCAGTGACGGCATAAACTCAGCAGGATTCGCCGGGCTGACACCTTCGCCGCGCATCTTCCCGGCGTAATTGGCAACCGTCGCGCATACTTGCCCGGCCCGGAAGTCCTCGCGCATTTCGCCCCAGGGTTCGAGGTCATAGAACGCACGCCATTCGGCAAGCTGGTGGGCATCGATTTGCGCGAGCAGATGATCTGGGTGCGGATACCCAAGCCGTATGCAAAGGCGAAACAGGAACCGGCGCTCCGGCCGGCTTACCCGTTTTTTGTTGCATCCTCCGCAGCGCCGCCAAGCCCGTTCAAGCGCTGTGCGGCTTCGAACAACTTGGCAACCGCGCCAGCCGACTTCGTCATCAGCGCGCCGATGTCTTCGTCGTTGAAGATCCGGGCGCCATCATCGCCGACCAAGGTGCGCGCCAGTAGCGCTGGCTGCACGCGGTCACGGACGAGTTCGCCCGCAGCATCACGGCACGAATCCCAGAAGCTGAGTAGATCGGTCGCAGAAAGCGTACGGACTCCAACCGAGCCATTCCACTCGGTGACAGTGACGGTTTCCGTTTTAATGTCTTGTGCTGAAAGAATCGCGTTTTTATCAAGCATGGTTTAAGCCCAGGTGATCGTGCCGGAAATCCGTAAGGTCGCGCCGTTGCGCTTGACAATCTGATCGACGCCACCCGCTGCCGGCAGGCGCTTCACATAAGCGGCAAAGGTTGCGGTGTGTGCGTCGGGCAACGTCAGTTTGAAGGTCTTGAGTGCACCAGATACCTGCGCGGCGACCAGCGCTGCCTGGCCAGCATCGGTATAGTCGTAATCGATGTCGATGCTGAATTGACCGTAATCGACGAGGCCGAGCACAAACTCCTTTGCGGTACTGTCAAGGTTCGACCGATCGAGTTCAGAGGCCTGGCCATCGAAGCCGCTAAACGATTTCAGGTTCTTCACCTGCGTCCAGGTTGTTGGTGTCGCCGTGCCGCTGCCGGCAGTAATCGTCTTGCCAGTGGTGTCGATACTGACGGCAAACGTATTCGCCGTCTTATTTGAGATCGAGACGGTTTGCCCGTTGAGCAGGGCCGCATCCGCGCCGGTCAATGCGGCCAGCGTGACGACGTCGCCGTTGTTGAGACCGTGGGCAGTCGAGGTGATGATCGTTGGATAGCCAACGGCAATGCCAGAAATAGTCTTGGCACCGCCGCTGCCAGTGCCAATTTGCAGGGTCGAACCCTGCGCAGAAATTGCAGTCGAAGTCATATCGCCTTCTCCAAATGAAAAAGCCGCCCGAAGGCGGCCGGTGGTGGGTTGGTTCGGCTAACCGGCCGACCAGACGGAAAACTCGAGCAGAGCGCGAAATAGCTTCACGTCCTGCTCATAGAGGTTCTGGCTTGTCAATTGCACGTTTTGAAAATCCGCCGCCGCCAGCGCGGTGACAACCGAATCGGCCAGTGCCTTGCGGGATGCCTGCGTGGCTGCATAGCAATCGATCTGCAACCGTGTGTTCTGCACATCCGACGCACCGGCCAGGGAGTTATTCGTGGTCGACGTAACCATCATCCAGACGATGTAAGGCGTTACCGCGCCCTGTATCGCGATATCTTGAAATGCGCCTCCACTGGCCAGCGGATTCAATAGCACCTGAATGCGATCGTCGATACTCACTTGCTGGCACCCGGCAGTTTTTCGACTTCGCGGGGAATGCGCTCGGCCATGTATTCCTGTATGCGATCAACGGCCTGAAGTTTCGAAGCTTCGAAGGCCGGGCGCAGGAAGGGCCGAGCACTCATCTTCGATGTGCCAAATTCGACGAACTTCCAGTAGTAGGCGTCCTGCGATTTGTCACCCTTCTTACCCTGCTTGCGGTACTTCTTGCCTTGGCGCACACCGACGAAGAACACCTGACGTTGAGCGTCTGATAGCTCATTGATCTGCTTCTGATAGATCGCGCGCTTCAATGTCCCGGGCGGCGGATGCCCGTCTGCGATACGCCCGGTGTATTGAGGCGCCTTGTTCTTGGCGTCCTTGCGTATCTCAGCAGCGCCAGCGGCTACCGCGCCACGCAGCACGTTGCGACCAATGCGCTGAGGAAGTTCGCGCAAGGCGGCGGCGAGATCGGCGAGGCCAGCCACATGTTGCGTTTTACCCATCATTGAGTCCTTCCGATGCGAGCAAAACGAGGACGCGATTACGCTCGTCCTGATTCACGGCTGAATGAATATTGAAGATCCGGGATCCGTAGATCACCCGCATGGCTGCCACCGCTTTCGGGTCCGCAAACGATGATTGCCAGCGGATCGTGATCGTCGCCGGGTTATCGATATTCATTTTCTGGGCCGTCATCAATTCACGACCAGCCGACGGCTCGATGGATGCCCACACGGTGGCCACGTCATTCCAGTTGATCGATTGGCCGCCAACGGCATCAATCGATGCACTGCGCTGCTGGATCGTTATTCGGCGGCGCAGATCGCCTGCTCGCAGCCCGATAGTCATAGCGTGACCACCTCATACGGATCTAGCAGTCCATCGATAAACGGCAGCGGCTCGATCTTTCCGCGCGCCAGCAGGGCAACGCTCTCGCGGTGTTCGTAGAGGCTGCCAACGCGCAGCTTGATCCAACTTTTGATACCTTCTGGTACGGTATCTGCTGTGGCCCCGTAGCCAGCGTCAAAGGTGACGGATACGGCGCCGATCTGGGGCAGACTGACTGGCCAAATCTTGCCAAATACCGGTGTGATGCGCGCCGGCTCGCAGGCCAGGTCAGCCACGTAATCCGTGCTTGGCATCGTCTGCAGCGCGCTGCCCATATCGAGATACTGAATATTGATGACAGACGCAGCCGGCGACTTGGGTAGCAAGATAGCGTGGCCCGGCAGCGTAAATGCTTCGCCATAGGGAACGCCGATCAGGCTCGGGCCCGGAAAGCAGTCGAGAATGAGCTTCCAGCGCGTCGTGATAAAACTGCGCGCAGTCAGCATTTCAGCGTGGAGCCGTGCGGCGGCGATCAATGCAGCAATCAGCGCATCGTCGTCGGCAAAATCAACACGCAAATGGGCCTTGGCCTCGGCCAGAGTGACCGGCTCAATGGATGGTGCGGTTATGCGCTGGAGCGGCATGACTTACTAGACGGTCGAAACTTCTGAACCAGATCGCACAGCAATCTCTTCAGCGGCAACGGCAAGGTTTGCCAAGTCTTGCGCCTGACCGGCGGCCGCCAGAGCTGCATCGGCTTTGGCCTGCGCTTTTTCTGCCTTGTCTGCCGCATCCGCCCCATCAATGCGAACATCAATCGCTTCGGCGATGCCAGCCGCGATATGGCGATCTGCATCCTCATGCAACGGATAGCACTGACCAGCCGCATACTTGGGATAGCTGTTGCCCCCGGCGTCGCAGTCAAACCATGTCTGTGAGTATCTTAAAACCTTGGGCATATCAGCCTCTCAAAAAAGTGGGGCGCCCAGTGGCGCCCCGAACTCTGTTACTTCGAACAAGCCGATCTAGACGATCTGAGCGACGGCAACTTGGTTGAAAGCGTCCGCGCTGGCAAAGCGTGGCGTGAAACCGAGCAATTGCGCCGCAACCAGACTGGCGGCTGTACCCACGGTGACCGACAACCGTACGTAGCCGAAGCCGTTGGCGTTATCGAGGTCTTCGCCGCGGAAGTTGATCAGGGCTTGCTTGTTGTCGCCGCTAGCCTTGACGATCTGCGTGATGGCTTTGCCCGTAATGTCCTTGGCGCCGGTGCCACTGCTGTCCTGCGCCTGCTGGATTTTGGCGTCGACAGTGGCGGATGCGCCCAGAACACCGGTTTCGACAGTAGCGAGAAAGTTGTGAAAGTTGACCACCGAGACCCAGCCGGTGGTGACGCTGCCAGCGGCTTGACTGACGGGATCGATGGTGGCGAGAACGGCAACGGTCTCGCTGCCTTTTGCATTTGGAAACATGGGATACTTCTCCTATTAATGATGGAAGGAAGGGACGCCGTCTGGCATCCCCTGATCCGGGTTAGCGAGCGCCAAGTTGGACGTAAGGCGAAAGGGTGTTGCTGCCCTTCGCCGGATTGATTGCCGCTGCGATCTTTGATTGGCCATCCATGCGGAAGGTCGTACGGAAGGCCGTGAGATCCGCATCGAAGTACAGGTGCATTGATGTCGCCGTCTGCATGCCACCCGCCTTGGTGATGGTTTGGTAGTAGGACAAATCGACGAGGATTACATCGCCCTGGCTGGAAAAGCTGGCGGCGTGCTGTGAGACAAGGATCGGGCGACCGAGCAGCAGGCCATATGGACTGACCTGCAAACCGCCAACGCTGGCACCTCCGGGCAGATAGATCGGATAGTTGCCCAGTGTCAAGGTGAATAGTGCCGGAAGCACGTCGTTGTTGATGATCCAGACCGCCTTGCTGTAGGACCCTGCCGGTAAGCGTGCAACCATCTTGGCCAGGTTCTTCGGATCGAGCGTCTGCGTCGCCTGGCCGGATTCCTTCGCTACGGTGATTACCGCAGCGCTGGCAAGACAACCCGCCGGGATGCCGTTACCAGCACCGAAGAGAATGGCCTCGTTGGTTTTCCAGCGGATCGAATCCGCGATCTTGCCCGGCAGATAACTGGTGAGGGCATTGGCATCAGCGAGCAACTCATCGGTGGTCGGCACCAGCGCCATCAGTTTCTTGAGGCGCAGCGTTGCCAATCCCATGGCCGGCTTGGTCGCATTGGCGGTCGCGGCCTCGCCCTGCCAGTAGGCTCGAATGCCGTTGGTGCCCCAGGGCGTCGTCTCATCCTTGGGGAAGGCCATGCTGTTGCTATCAATCTCGACTTCATCGGTCAGCGGCAGCAACGAGTCCTCACCCAATGAGAGGGTAAATATCTCCTTCGAGAACTCGGGCGGAACCAGAAAGCCGCCATCCTGGCCGGCGTTTTCGTTGCCATAGTACGACGGCGCCGCAGCGCCGATCAGCAAGCGCTGGTCCGGACTTTGCCCGGGCTGCTCGGCGCGAAAGACGGATTGCATGAATTCACCGACCGTCCTGAAGCCACGCTTCGGATCAGATTCGACGTTCTCGGTGACGAGCACGCCGATGGCACCCTGTACACCGATCTGCGCTTGAGCAGAAATCAGTTCGTGCTCCACATCAATCTGCGCCTGGATACGATCCACTTCCTGTGCCGTCTCATTCGCCTCGGCGCGAAGCTGATCGAAATTCGTCTGCTCTGCGGCGGTTAAATCACGGCTTTCGGCGGTGGCCTTGTCCAGCAGGGTGCCGGCTTGTTTGAGGGATTCGGCCTTGGCCGACAACTGCGCCGACTTGCGAGCTTGTAGCTCACGAAGTTTCTTGCTCATAGAGTTCTCCAAATAGAAAACCCGCACTTGGGCGGGTTTGAGGGGTGTAAAAAACCGCCAGGCGGCGGTTCGATATCCTGCGAAGCAGCCAACGGGCCGCGCGGTGTTACAAGGACCGGCTCAAAGGAGCCGTTCCGGGCTAAATCAGAGACAGCCGCGCCGCGGCGAGTCGGTTGGCAGATGCGCCACGCAGCGCGCGCGTATCCTTTTGCATCTTCTTGATGAGGTCCTCGAAGGTCGTGATGCCATCGACCATCTTTTGTTCGAGGGCGGCACTGGCGCCGAGCACTCGGCCCTGACCCATGCCGTCGCGCACTTGAGCGATGGACACGCCACGGCCGCGCGATACGGTTTTGGTAAACGCGTTGTAGTAGTCGTCCACACGGCTCTGCATGAAAGCCTTGGCGTCCTCATCAAGGGGTTGGTAGGGGTTGCCTTCGACCTTGAACTTTCCAGCGGAAATCAACGTCGGTGCGACACCTGCCTCGGCATAGGCCTCCGAGTAATCGAAGTGCGCTTGCCAGACACCGATACTGCCGACCTCGCCGCCGGGCGTGATGTAGAACTCCGACGCAGCGCAGCCGAGCCAATAGGCCGCCGAGGCAGCGAGGCTGTCGGCGATGGCCACCACCGGTTTCTGACCGCGTGACTGGTAGATGAGATCGGCCAGTTCGCTGACGCCATAAACGGAACCACCGGGTGAGTCGATATCGATCAAGATGCTGCTGACAGTGTCGTCGTTTAATGCATCACGCAATGAGCTGCCAAACAATTGTGTGCTGACGCTGCCGGGGCCAGATACGTCTTCCACCATGTTGCCGCGCTGGGTGATCACACCATAGAGCGGCAGCACGGCGATGGCGCCAGCACCCGAGCGCACATTGTTCTGCGCTCGAGCTGCGCGCGTTTCGCGCGCAGTGGCAATTCCCGCCATGACCTCGTCAGACGGTTTTCTCCCTTGCACCCAGCGCGAGACGATGCTGGAAAACGCCTGAAGGCGTTCGGGCATCAATGCCCAGGGGGTAGATAGAAATTCGGAGACCAGGAGTGCATGGTTCATGTTTCACTCTTTCTTGTAAATGTCGTCATTGCCAATACCCACGAGGCTTGCCAGAGCCAGCTGTTCCAGCGTAGCCATTGGGTCGTGAATACCCTTGGCGTTCAGGGTTTTCAGCATGTGCTCGCAATGCGCACGGGCAACGTCTACGCTTACACCCAGTGAATCCGCGACATACCCGGCATGCCCCGCGTAAAACGTGCGCACCGCTTCGGCAACGTTGCCGCCACGTTCGTGCGCCCGGGTCAGGGCCAATGCTTCCTTGCGGGCGATGCGCGCGCCAACTGCGCTCACCACGGCACGCAGTCGCTGCCGGACCATCGCTTCTTCCTGGCTTTCATGATCGGGGGACTGCGTGATGGTTTCAGTTGGGTCTTCCTCAATTTCTTCTTCGGCCCAGGACTCTTCGACCATGTTGAGTGGCCGCAGGGGTTCGTCCAGGCCATCGATCGGGTTCATGTTTTCTGCGATACGTGCTTCGTTGCGGGTCATCCAGCCATCGAGAATTCCGGCATGGTAGAAGGCGGCGCGTGCGCTGCTGTCACCGCGCATCAGATTGGAAAAATCGAACTCGACCTCCAAACCTTCGTCATCGAACAGCAGATCCGCCTCGATAGACGCTTCCCACCGCTCTGCCCACGGCGTCACGGTATGCATGATGAATTCGAGCGACTGCTGTTCGATGTTGCTGAACGTGGCGCGATCGAGATCAGCAATCATGTGCGGTGGTACGCGAAACACGCGGGCGACATCGGCAATCTGAAATTTGCGCAGTTCGAGGAATTGGGCGTCCTTGTTGGTGACGCCGACCTCGTTATATTTCATGCCATTTTCAAGCACGAGGATCTTGCCCCGGTTGGCGCCGGACTGCGCTGCCTGAAAGCTCTCCCGAAAAACGTCGCGAGCGGCCTTGTCCTTAAAGTTGCCAGGAAATTCAATCCATCCACCGGTCGGCTTGGCATCGTTGGCAAAAAAGCGCGCGCCATAGTCCTGGGCAGCCAACGCCACCCCAAAATTCTCTCGCGCCAGGTCGATGGGACTCAGGCCCATGAGTCCGTCTGATGACAATCCGCGCAGATGCCAGATTTCGCCACGTGCTACCGCTCGACTGCCTCCTTGCCGGTCAGTCACCCGGTAACGGTAGTCGCCGTTGTCGAGCATTTCCATACTGATGCGGTCCGGATGCACCGGGACCAACTCGGTAATCTCGCCACGACTGTTGGCGATGATCTGGTTGTAAGCGTTACCTCGCAAAGCGAGGTGGCCTTGCAGCATTTCGCGCCACTCGAAAGCGTTTTGCCAGCGGTTGGGGCGTTTGGCCAGGAGGCGGTAGAGCCAGTGATCGGTGACTCGTTCCTTGCCACCGTCAGTGCGTTGTCGGTAAAGCACGATGGGCAGCATGGCGAGCGTCTCGGCAAGAATGCGCACACAAGCATAGACGGCTGACAAGCGCATGGCCGTATCCGCCGACACGCGCGTGCCGCTCGAGTTGCGCACACTGACCGGCTCGAACCAGAAATCCCCCCAGGGCGATCGGTCACCAGAGGCTGCGCGGAACCGGTCGAGGAAGTTGAACATTCCCATCAGAGCATCACCAGTTCGTAGTCGGCACCCAGTTCGATGTGATTACCGGGTGTGATCGCTCGTGACAGGCCCATGATCAACGCCACGATGCCGTCAATCTTGTTCTCCGGGCGCTCCTTCCTCGGATAGATGTTGTCCTTGGCATCGAGATGCGCCACGACGTTGCTGACCATCCATCCCAGTACCGGGTCGCCATCGTGCGCCAGCTTTCCTTGAAGGACCAAGGCCTCCAGAATTTTCATGGGCTCGCTGAAGTTGAGTACCGTTGGACGCACTTCGATCATTGGCAAGCCCTCGGCCATCATCCGGGTCGATAGCTGCGTCGCTTGGAATGGATCGAACGCCACCGCTTGAACGGCGAAGCGCGAGGCAAATTCGATCAGATCCGCTTCAATCCAACTGAAGTCGATCACGTTGCCTGGCGTGACAGTTAATCTCCCGGTGCCCATCCATCCCGAATACTGACTGTTGCCATTGGCCATCACCGTGTCTTCGGGCAGGTAGTAGCGCCCGAAGGCAACAAACCCACCACCCACCTGCGGATGAGCGAACACCAGCAGCAAGGCAGCAATGTCGGTCTTGCTGGCCAGGTCCAAACCGATCCAGCAGGGTTGCCCAACATAGGCATCGATGTCCAACAGCGGATCGGCACACCGGTCCCACGAACGCATATCCATCCATGCGGTGTCCGCATTGACCCACTCATTTAGGTGCTTGGTCTTGAAGTTGTTTACAGCGCTGGGCATCTGCATGGCCTTTGCCTGCAGTGGAGCCAGCACTTCCGGGCGTACCGAGATACCCCAATTCGGATTGGCCTTGATCAGCGAGTCTTCCAGCGTCCAGTCATCCCCATCATCGAGCCCATAGACGATGCCAAACTGGCTGTCATCCTCGAGTACCCCGTCCAGCAAACGCGTCACAAACGTCCGAACCTCATAACAAATTCCAGATCGATTGCTGCCTGCAGTCGTAATCACCCACAACAGCGAGTTGTCGCGTTTACCAGTGCCGGTTTCCACCACGTCATAGACAGTACGTGTCTTGTGGGCGTGTAACTCATCGACGCAGCCAAAGTGGATGTTCAGACCATCCAGGGTGGAGCCTTCCGCAGACAGCGCCTCGAACTTCGAACCGCTGGTCATCACATGCATGTTGTGCGCGCCGACACCGACACCAAAGCGTGTGCGAAAGCCTGCCGACTGGCGCGCCATGGTTTGCGCATCGCCAAACACAATCCGGGCCTGATCCCGGGTGGTCGCCAGCGAATAGACTTCTGCGCCGGCTTCACCATCCGCGGCGAGCATGTACAACGCCAGCGCCGATGACAGCGTGGATTTGGCGTTACCGCGTGGCACCTCGACGTAAGCCCGGCGAAAACGTCGTTTGCCATCGGTTTTGACCCAACCGAAGACCGTGCTCAGGATGAATACTTGCCAGGGTTCCAGATGAATCGGTTCTCCGGCGAGCGGACCCTTGACGTGGGGCAGCCGCTCAATGAACGCGCACAAGTTGTCTGCCGACGCGAATGACTTGCCGGACCGATCCACCAGCTTCGGGTTGAATCGCAGCAGGCTGCTCTTGCCCTTGAACTTGACCAGGTCGTTCAATTGCCGCTGGCATGCCATGCGCACCCATCGGCACGCGGAAATATCTCCCTCCACCACGGCCTCGGCGTAATGCCGGGCGATGGTCGCGTAACTACGCGCGGGCATCAGCCAGCGATCTCCGACCAAGGATCCAGATCGTCAGCCGCTTCCATGGGCAAGGTGATGCGCGAGCGCGAGGCTGGCGTAAAGCCCATCTCGGTCGCGGCCTTGGTCATGATCTGCGCTTGCTTGTTGGCGATCGCCAGGTACGGCGACTGCATCGGCACACCCGTGTTCGGCGCTTTGATCAGCAATCCTGTCTTGGCCAGGCCCGCTTGCGCCTTGCGATATAAATCAGCGGCGCACGCCCACACCTCGAGCACAGACATATCCAGTCGGCGCAGCAAGTGTTGCGGTGCGCTGTCGATTGCGTAGCGCCATGCGTCCTTGGCACCATCTGTCATGTACGTCGGCGGCTCAACCAGATCCCCTTGGGGCTGCGGCTCGCGCAAGTTCGTTCGGCATTTCTGCAGCGTTCCCTTGATCTTCTTGACAGTAGTGGGCAGTGGTTTGCGTCCGGCCATTTCAATTCGGTCCTGGGGGGATCCCCCCTTGTTTCAATTTGCACGCACAAAATTCTGTGCTCGCGCACGCATCGTGCTATGCACGATGTAGAGATTCACCCCCCGGGGGTAGGTCAGCGATGCCTGGCGGTCTCGCCAGCAGTTTTACGGTTGTGACAGGACACGCACAGGGCCTGCAGGTTTGCCCAGTCGAAGCGTAGGCCGCCGTCCTTCAACGGTTGGACGTGGTCCGCCACCACCGCTGGCACAACCCGGCCGCGGGCCTCACAGGCCCCGCACAGCGGGTGCTCGCGCAAGAAAGCGGCGCGCACCCGGCGCCACTCCCTTGATTGATAGAAGTTCACCTCGGCATCAAAACCTCGGCGGGCGCGGCCGTAATCACGATGCACCGCAACACGGTGCTGGTCGCAGTAGCCAGGTACTGGCACGACTGCCGCACATCCGGGGTACCGGCAGGGTGTGGGTGCGCTTCTGGCCATGGTCCGCTTATGTCCGATCAATTACGCAGCAGCACGCCGAAATCAGCTTGCCTTCTTCTCAAAACGAAGCGTTCATACAGGCACCATCAACGCAACGGAGAAAACCCATGAGCTACACCAGCAACGAATTCACGGTCGACGAAATCGGATTCATCCAGATCGCATTGACCAAGGTGCTCGCCGCTGCTGCACGCGGCGAACTGGACCTCAACCAGCTGGCGCGCGAGGAACTTGCCGCACGCGGCCTGGATGACAAGGGCGTCTGGGTCGGGTTCGATCGCGCCAAGCAAATCCACATGGTTTGAGGCGCAAGACGATGGACACCAAGACCCTCGACCAACTGTTCCAGCAAATCGCGCTGGACCATCTTTTTGTCGACACGCTGGAGACGCGCAACAGCGACCGGCTCGATTTCCACGAAGTAAGCGTGTGGGGCATCAAGACCGCCCTGCAGGCTGCCTTTGACGCGGGCAAGCAAGCCGCCAGCACCAATCAACCCAACCCGTAATCAACTCAGGAGCATTCCCATGACAACCCAACTCACACCATCACAGCAGCAAATCCTCAACCACGCCGCACAGAGCACTGACGGCAGGATCGAATGGTTCCCCGACAACATCAAAGGCGGCGCACGCAAGAAGGTGCTCGACAGCTTGTTCAACCGCGCACTCATCACGCCACTGGGCGAAGTATGGTTTGTCGCCGCCGAAGGCTACGACGCACTGGGTCTGCCGCGTCCGGAACCGGTCAACGTCGCGGATCCGGAAATAGAAGCCGCCGTAACTACCATCGAAACCAAAGCACGCGCTGAAGCTAAAGCGCCGCGCACGCGCGACAACAGCAAGCAGGCCACGGTCATCAGCATGCTCAAGCGTCCCGAGGGAGCGACCATCCTACAAATCATTGAGGCAACCGGCTGGCAGGCACACACGGTGCGCGGCACATTTGCCGGTGCGTTCAAAAAGAAACTCGGACTTAATCTGGTGTCGGACAAGGGCGAAGGCGACCGGGTCTATCGGATCGCCGGCTGAGCCAGATCGGCCAGCGTATTGAATTGAGCGCCATCACCGGCACGAGTAGCCTCAGCGCCGGTGAAGTCCTGCCAGCGCTTGACGATCACATCCACGTACTTCGGATCGAGTTCGATCAGTCGTGCGCGACGTCCTGATTTCTCGCAAGCAATTAGACTGGAGCCGGAGCCGCCAAACGGGTCAAGAATCAGATCACGCGTCTTGCTGCTGTTGCGCACGGCGCGCTCGACCAGTTCCACCGGCTTCATCGTCGGATGCAGGTCGTTCTTGTGCGGCTTCTTGATTTGCCAGACATCACCCTGGTCGCGTGCACCACACCAGTAGTGATCAGCACCATCGCGCCATCCATACAGAATTGGCTCGTACTGGCGCTGGTAGTCCGCCCGCCCCATGGTGAAGGTGTTCTTGGCCCAAATCACGAATGTCGACCACTTGCCACCGGCAGCACGGAAGGCCGACTGCAAGGTGTCTAGTTCCGAGGAACTCATGGCGATGTAGACCGCGCCCTTGGTGACATTCAAAATGTTCTGACAGGCCGCCAGCAGAAAGGCACCAAACCGTCTCCCATGTTGTCGTTCAGAATTGGTCGATTCTTGCCACGCATCTTGTCCTTGGCCGTGTTGGCGTAGTTGACGTTGTAGGGCGGATCCGTGAACGTCATGTCCACCAGCTCGTCACCCAGCAGCGCCTTGTAGTCCTCGGCTTTAGTGGCATCGCCGCACAAGACCTTGTGATCGCCGAGCAGCCAAACATCGCCCGCGCGGGAGATCGGGTTCTCGGTAACTTCGGGAACCTGATCCTCATCGGTCAGTCCGTCGTTGCCGGTGTCACCGGTGATCAACGCGTCCCATTCATCGGGACTGAAACCGGTGATGCCAAGATCGAATCCACTGCTTTGCAACTCAGCCAATTCAAGTCCCAGGAGTTCGTCTTCCCAGGAAGCGTTCTCGCCAATTTTGTTGTCGGCAAGGATGAGGGCGCGGCGCTGGATATCGGTGAGATGATCCATCGGAACGACGGGGACCTCGCTCATGCCGAGCTTACGTGCAGCGAGTAATCGGCCGTGACCCGCGATCACATTATTTTTCCCATCAACCAGAATTGGCGCACCCCATCCGAACTCGCGAATACTGGCAGCAATCTGCGCCACCTGCGTATCCGTGTGCTGCTTTGCATTGCGCGCGTACGGAACAAGCGACTCGACTGGCCGATAGTGGATTTGCAGAGATGGCATCAATGGGTCCAGAAATACAAAAACCCGCCGAGAGCGTAAGGCTCAAGAAGCGGGTTCTAGGTGTTGGCCAGTCGTACTGCGATGCCACTTGGCACTGCTCACACGTCTGTCCAGAAGATAGCCGAAATACTACGCCAAAACACCCCAATGTGTTGCACGGCCAAAGGCCCGCTTGTGCCGCACAATCACGCAGGACATGTACTTGCGCCGTCGATACGCGCCAAATCCCGCCAATTCACGCTTGGGCATTCAATTGCTCGACGACGATCTGAATCGACAATTTCCAACGGCGCCAGGCAGTCGTACGGCAGCATCCAAATCGCCTGCCGATCTGGTTCCAGTCGTAATTGTCCGCGCGCATCCAGACCAGATGCCGGCTTTCCACTTCGAGCCACTGCACCCAGCCCATGGCTTCCAGCATCCGATCGATGGCTACGTGTTCAGGCGGAAACCGAATTACGCGATCCGGCTCCGCGTAGCGCTCCCACTCCTGTCGAACAATCGGTGGCCATAGATTGAAATAGCCCTGGACGCGCACGGGTGGCAGGCGACGACCGGTGACGACCGCCTCATGAAAACGTGCGGCGACATCGTCGGCGGACCAGACAGTGGGGTGTTTAGCCATGCCGAGTCCTCCCGTACAAACGGTCCCCGATGATGCGAATCAGTTGGCGCTCGATCACGCCCAGCCGTTCATCCGCTTCTGAGACGACGAGGATGTGTTGCTCCTGCCAGCCACGTTGTTTCACAACATCCAGATCAACGTTTTCGCCTTGCATGCGGCCCAGGGGCGACGGGTAATGCGCTTGTGGCGTTTTCATGTCATGCCTCCTGGGTGTCGATGGCCCAGTGCAGCAAGGCAAGGGCATCGGCTTCGTTGTCGTCGGTTACCGGATGGTCCTTGGCACGCATGGCAGCGATGACATCGTCCTTGCCGGCATTGCCTTTGCCCGTTGCATGCTTTTTGATCGTCCCGACAGGAACGCCTTGGTACGGGACGTTGCGGTGCTCGCACCAGGTGGTGAGCGTGGCCATCAAACCGCCGTAGACGTGCGCGGCATCCACCCCGGCATGGCGGCGCACTTCCTCGAAGTACACCGCATGGATGTCGTTTGCCACGATGTGGATTTCCGACAACCACCGTTTGAAACGCAGGTATCGCATGCCACCGCCTTCAAAGCGTTGCGGCTTGAGACTGACGAAGCCGTGGGCGATCTGGTGATCACGCGCACGCATGGCCCACCCTGTCGTGGTGCCGAGATCGATTGCCAGAATGGTCAGCACACTACCCGCTTGCATGGCCGGGCCGACGATGGTGCTGACTGGGTCTGACACATCGGACTCGGGATAACGTAACTTCTCTTTAGGTGCGCCCGCGCGCACGTGTAGCAAGTTAATGTTCTGGGTTGTCGGATGCGTCAGACCGTGGCTGGCGCTTGGTGTTTTTGTCATGACCAGTCCCTCAGTTATCGTTGTAGGGGTAGCTTGCGCGTGGGAGGTCGGTCGGCTCCTTTAAGCCGATGCCGACAAAGCCGCGCATGCCCGAGCTGTTGCGCCATTTCTCGAAGCGGCGCGTTAAGAGCGCATCCGAGAACCGGCGCATAGAGCCCAGAAACTCGCCGTTGGTCTCAGCCCACTGCTTCCAGTCGTTGAACAACTCGAACGTCAGCGCTTTGGCGTTGCCGTGCAGAACACAGCGGTCCTCGATCCAGCGCCCCATGGCGTCCTCGGCCTCGAAATACTCCTCGGTGGCATCCATGACGCTTTGCGGCTGTTTCAGGCCGGACTGCTGCCACAGCAAGCAACCCTCAAGGGCCCACGCCAGAATACCGTCGCGTTCTTGCAGCAGCTTCTCAGTGAGCTTGCCGTCACGGCGTTCGGGCGGAATGGTCACCGTGAACGGAATCAGATGCAGCCGACGCTTCATGGCCTCGTCCACATTGCGGATGGACGGTTTGTGGTTGCCGGCGATGACCAGCTTGAAGTGTGGCGTGTAGTCGAAGAAGTCCTGGCGCATGAAACGCGCAGACACCTTGTCGCCACCGGTGATGGTCTTGATCTTTGATTCGTTCCAGCGCCGACCCTGCTCGGTCTCGATCGATGCGACAAAGCGCGCACCACGCAGGCCTGCCAGATCAGTGGGATGCCGGTCAGACCGTGTTTCCATGAACGTGTCCATGGGCGCGTTGGCGGCGTAGTCGCCCAGGATGGTGGCAATCACATTCACGAAGACCGACTTGCCATTGGCACCCGTGCCGTACAGGAAGAACAATGCGTGCTCGCTGGTCACCCCGGTCAAGCAGTAGCCCACCATGCGCTGCAGATAGACCATCAGTTCCGCGTCGCCCCCAGTCACATCCGACAGGAAGCCGCGCCAGGTGGGGCAGTCGCTTTGCGGCACAGCGGTGCAGACCTTGGTCATCCGGTCAGCGCGGTCATGCGAGCGAATGACGCCACTGCGCAGATCCACGACACCACCGGGCGTGTTCAGCAGCCAGACTTCGGCATCCCAGTGCTCGGCCATGGACGCGTGCTTGGGATCGCTGCGTGCGATACGCTCCACAGCGCTGATGGTGGACGAGCTGGCCAGACGAGCACGCAAACGCGGCGTGTCTGCCTTGAAGGAAGCAGCCCGGCAGATATTGCGCGATAGGTGCTGAATGTAGAGCAACTGGTCCGGATTCCAGCGGATCCCGGTCCACACGAGCCACTTGCCCCACTGGGCGCAGTAACGCCAGTCTTCGCCGTAGCGGCGGGTGAAAGCGGTAGCCAACCCGTCCTCGGTGGTCCAGTCGATACCCTCGACCAGCTTGTCCTCGATCGGCGCATCGCTTTGGGCGGCCACCGGTACGCGGTCGCCGGCCATCAGGAATCCCTGAACGTCGAAGCCCTCGGCAACGGCATCGGCCGCATCCCATCCGTCGGGCTTCTCTGCTGGCGGATACAGGATGGCAACGGACTCAGCGCCAGCGGCCAGAATCGCTTGTGAAGCGCGATCGGCATACTCCCACCCCGGCTTATCACGGTCGGGCCAGATCAGCACGACCTTGCCCTCCAGCGGTGACCAGTCGGTTTTATCAACCGGCGCGTTGGCACCGTGCATGGCGGTGGTGGCGCAAAGCCCCAAGTCGATCAAGGCCTGCGCGCACTTCTCGCCCTCGACCAGAATGATCTGGTGGGCAGCAACCAGACCCGGCTGGTGGTACAGCGGTCGTGGGTTGGGCGGTGCCATCTTGCGGCGTTTGGCATCCCAGGGCCGGAATTCCTTGCGCCGCCCGGGTGGGTCGTACCGGTACACCACGGCGATCAAGGCTCCGTTGGCGTCCAGGTAGTCCCACTTGGCAGTAGTCTGGCCAAGATCGTCCACCGGGGCTTCACGTTTGGCTTTGCGCACTGGCACAGGGCTGGCACGCCCGGCCAGATCGCCGGCGTACTGCAACACGCGCGCGAAATCAGCGTGCACGTCGGCAGGCATGTGCCGCGCCAGCAGATCGAAGATGTCACCACCGTCGCCCGTCGCACGGTCCGTCCACAGACCAGCCTTTTCGCCATCGACCACGATTTCCAGGCTGTCGCCGGGGCTGCCCAAGATGTCGCCAATATGAAATTTTCCGCGCCGAACCTTGCCCGCAGGGAAGATGGTGGACAGCACCGATTCGAGCCGCGCCAGCAACGCAGAACGGGTCTCATTGCGCTCGGCACTGCGATCCGTCTCAATCGGCGCAGCGCAATCGTTGAAATCCAGCGGATCCGGATGTCCTGGCTCACTCATCGGATACCTCGCTTCCGGATGCAAGGTCGGCGGACGTCGTGCTGCCGTGCAACTGCTGCCACTCGGCAAGTTCCGAGAGCTTGAAGCGCACCATTCGGCCGATGCGGTAGTGGGGAATGCGCAGCTTGGTACGCTGGCGTGCATTGGTCATGTAGTACATCGGCAGGTTCATGGTGTAGGCCGCTTCGCGGGCGTCGACGAACGGTTCCCTGACCACAGGGGGGTGGAGTGAGGTGGTTTTCATGGATTGGTCCTCCAGCAACGGTCTGCCCACGTGCAGAACTTGCATTCGAAATGGGTGGAGTCGGTGAATGAGCGCGGCAGCAAATCACCTGCCTCACTGGCGGTAATAACGCGTGCGGCGCGATCCGACATGCGCTGCGCCAGCGCCGCGTCAAACGGGATCAGTTCGGCGTAGATCTCCATCGTGTCGGCGTTGACGGCGGTGAAGAGCGCCGGGTGCTCGTGCAATTCGAGGTAGCTCTGGTACAGCGCGATCTGTGCGGCATAGATAGGCTTGGACACCGCCAGCTTGTGTTTTTCGACATCGCGCCAGGATTTGGCACCGAGGCACTTGTTCTCCCACAGCGACGGGTAGGCAAAGCCATCAGGCCCGGCAATCAGCACGCCATCCACATGGCCACGCAGGCGACCGCCAGCCACAGAGAAGCCGAACTGATGTCCGTTGGCGTCTTCGGTCTTGAGGTGGAAACCCGCCATGCGCAACCAGCGAATCGCCATGTCCTCGGTGCGGTGGCCGCGCTCGAAGATGCGCAGCAGTCGTCCGGAGAAACCTTTGCCATGGTCCACCGGTGCTTTGGCGTACTCGTACTGAAGTTGTCGCTCGCACGCGGCTCCCAGACGCGAGGCACCTAGGTATTCGCGCGCTGGTGTCGCGTCGCGCTCGGCTTCCAGCGCCTGGTCGACCAGTTCCTGCAGGCGCCCCGAGAGACTGGCCGATGAGTTGAAATCAATCATGGCTTCGTCTCCCACGGCAGGTCATCCACCATGTCGGCAAACGGGTTCTCGGACAGCGGTGGTACAGACTCGCGGATCGGGTCATTGACTGGCTTCGCGCCCGGCATGCGCACGCTCGGGTATTTGGTGCGCTCGTGCTGAGCGGCCATCTCGTCGACATAGGCGGTGACGATGGCCTCGATCACCGACAGCGCTTCCGCTTCCGAGTACGCCCCAAGGGGCTTATCGAAGCCGATCGCACTGGCCGCTTCGCCGAAGAACTTCAGGCACATGCGCATGGCAGCTTTTTCCAGAGGCGTGGCATCAACCATGGCGGCCTCCGGTGGCAAACCCTGGTCCAGCGCCCGGGTCCAGGACCCGTACAGCTTGTGAAACGCGTCCTGACAGCGGCGTGAGCAGAACACCCAGTCGATTGGGTAGCGCCGGGGGTCGCCCACCCGGTGCCGGTTCTCTGAGTGCCCGAATCCGCGCGCCTGACGTGAGCAGACCCAGCATTTCATGGCGGGCCCTCATTACTGTGCCCACGACGGTTTGCCGGTAGCAGACGGTTGGGCTGCACGTGCAGGTGCGGCGAACGCTGGCGTTGCCTGTGCCGGTGCGCCGGAGTTGCCGCCACCTGCCGGACCCTTGGCCACCCCGCCCGTCAACGCCGCATAGTCCTTGTGGTCAGGTTCGATGGCGAGCTTGACCACGTTGCGGTCTTCACCCTTGGCATCCTTTTCGACATCCACCCGGGCGATGAACTCGATGCCGTCCAGGTCTGCAAAGCTGTTGATCCGGCGCGAGGCCGCAGCCTGCGGCGTGTTGTCCTGAGGGTGGACATTGCGCGAGCTGTTGAGCGCAGCGCGAATGAAGCTGCGACCCATCTGTCCCCAGGTCGGACCCTTCTTGGAATGCAGGCCGACGTTCGACCACATCTTGCGTTTGGCAAACGGGCCGCCGGTGACCACGAATTCGCATGCAAGGTACACCGCGCCCGTATCAAAGGACTCGGTGGCGTAACCGCCGGTCCAACCCTGGCTGTGGTCGTCATGGCCACCGGGTTTGATGGTCATGCGCAGCGGCACGATCGTGCCCTTGGGGATCAGATCGAAGGCACCGTGCTGGGCTTCGGCGTCGTTGAAATCGTTCCAGTTGCTGGAGGTGTTGGCGTTCATGATGGATCCTTAAATTGATGGGTTTTGCTGTGCGGGTGCGATCGGGTCCGGCTTCTGGCCCAGGCACTTGGCGATGAGTTTTCCGAGGTGCGGCTCCTCGATGGCGTCCAGTCGACCGCTGCGGTCCTTGGACGGGAACCCGAACGGGTTGTCGGCGCCGGTGACAAAGCCCCGGTAGTTGGTGCCGTCGTCGGCTTTGAGAATGGCCAGCGTCACGACCTCATCGAGCACGCCGGGCAACTCCAGTGCGGTCTTGCTGCCTTCCAGTTGCAACTGGTAGAAGCGCCGGTTGAAGTCGTCGGTCTTCTCTTCCAGGATGGCGACGTAGATGACATGCTTGTCCCGGACATGCTGCAGGTGCGTGAGCGCGGTGATCATTTCCTGACCTAGCTGGCCATACGCACCCCGGTTGTCGGGCTTGCCAGTCTTCTCACTGAAGGCCTGCGGCTGCGTCTTGCACCAGGCAAAGCACAAGCGCGAGAGCACGGTCAGGCTGTCGACGAAGTAGGTGTCGTACTTGGCTAGTTGCGCTGGTTCACCAAACTTGGTGCAGACATGCTCGAAGTGCGCCTGCGAGAAAGCCTGGTCAGCACTGGCTGTCGGCATGGGCCCGGCCAGGAACACCACCAGATCGCGGAACTCCGGCCAGGTGCGCGGGCGCACCGTGTCACCGGGCCAGTCACGCACCGACAGGTCGCCGGCTTCGAGATCCACAAAGAGCGTGGTGTCTGACGGCAGAGTGCGCAACTGGGAGGTTTTGCCCACACCCGCTGGGCCAACCAGTGCCACCTTGGCGCTGTGGCGCTCCTTGAGCCGTTCTTCGGCGGAGATGATTGGCAGTGCCATCACGCCACCTCGCGGATCAGATCGGTCACGGCCGGGTTCCAGAGGATCTGGTAGCCGGAGTGCCCGTTGCGCGAAAACGGCAGCGCTTCTGCCCACTGCTGGCCCACCTCGGTCAGTTCCCACTCATCGCGGTCGTTCTTGAACTGAAAGCCCAGGGACTGCAGCCGCGTGTTGATGGCGCGTGCCGACATGCCAACGCGTTCGCCGACCTGGGTGGGATTCAAACTGCAGATCGGCTCGTTGGCCGCAGGCAGCACCTTGCGCAGGGAATCCACTGCAAGTCCGGTGTTCTCATGGATCACGGTCAGCGTCGCTGCCATGGCAATGCCGGGCTTCACGCCTGGGACACGGGCAATGGCCTCACCGATGGACAGGATGGCATTGACCTTGTCCTGCGTCGGCGCGGGCAATGCGGCAACTGACCCGCCTGACGCATACGACCCTGTCTTGCGGATCGATGGCAGCACCTCGTGGGTGACCCACCGCTTGAAGCGTTTGGCCTCCGGTTTGCGGCTGCCAAGCACCAGATTGAAGAGGCCGGACTCGTTCACGACCGTCATGTCCTGCGGTCCGCCAGGGGTGTGAGTTGAATTCACCCCCTTTTCGTCATCGTCAAGACGCTCCAGCGCCTTGCGGTCCAGGCTCAGGGTAGACAACACGTCGGCTGCGACAAACATCGGTTCGCCGTTTTCACCCAGGCAGACGCGGACGTTGCTGGATTCAAAGTTGAAGGCAACGAGTTGATTCATTTCGTCACCCCCACGGCGATATCGCCAACCGTTTCGGCGCCCGGGTAGGTGTGCTCACGCGCCAGCGCGTAAAGCGCTTCGAGGGCATTGCGGCGGCGATGAATCGCCGAGCTTTCGCGGCTCAGGGACTGGATCGCAAACGCGATTTCGTCGAGAGTGGCGTCCAGGAGCGGCTTCTCGACCGTGTTGCCGTAGCGATCCTCATAGCTGATGCTTGTCCCGAGGTGCTCGCCGACGTAGCCGCCGAGCTTGGCCTGAAGGGTTTGATGCAGGGTTGGGGGTTTCATGCGAGGTTCTCCTGTACAAGTGCAAGGCGGTAAGAGGTTTTGCCGGGTTTCACGGTGCGAGCCTTGACGAAGGTTTCCTTCAAGGGCGTGGGCCAGGCGTTGAAGCGGGACTCAGAAATTGAGTAATCGATGTCGATGAAGTCGCCAACCTTGTCGCCGGTGGCAGCGATGCGTTGTGCGAAGTCGGCCAGTGCGGCTTGATCCCACGTCACGCGTTTGGGGACATCGACGGTGATCCGCAGCGGACCGTCGGTGAAATGGACGGCACCGAAATCCTTACCGGCCTCAATGCGAGCTACGCGCGCCTGCTCGCCATAGGACTGCTCCAGAGCAGCATCGAACTTGATGCGCGCCTTCTTCAGCCAATCAATGGCGGCATCGAGGTTGCGGTTGATTTCCTGCTTTTGGGCTGGGGACAGCGCCGCCAGTTGGCCTGCAGACATCTCGGCGATGTCGGCGGGGAAGATGGTCAGATCAGTCATGGTCATCTCCCTCACTTGACCGCACGTTCGGACGTCGAGACGTGCAGCGCGCTGTGCTCATACTCGGTCACCACTTCCAGCGGATAGGTCACCCGCTTGGAGAGCTTCAGGTAGTGCGGACCACGCCCTTCAGAGCGCCAGCGTTGCAGCGTCTTCGGACTCACGCCCCAGCGCTGTGCCAGTTCGGTTTCAGAGAGCACACGCCGCTCGTGCGGTGCCACCGGTGCGGAGGTCATCAGACTTGATGACAAACCGCGATTTGCTGATGTTGATTGCAGCATTGGTACCCCTTTCAGTTAGGTGAGGAACAACGCTGCTATTGAAAAATTTGGGTGGCGAACTGTTAAGGAACCGGCTGGCGAACTGGCCTGGAAGTTCGGGTTCGCCAGTGACCGTAGAAATGAAAACGGCGAGCCGCAATGGCCCGCCGTTTTGTGAGGGAGGTTTCGCTAAATCAGGATTTCACTGGTGCGGCACAGGGCATGACATAGGTACCTGCACGCTGGTTGGCGATGACCAACTCCTGGTACGCGCGCAGTGGATCTTCGTATTTTGGGTTGCCCTTGTTCTCGGCTTTCACCTTGAATACGTCGATAGGTTTGTCGCTCTTCAACTTCGCGCGTCCCATCACGTTGTGGGCTCCCTGCTCCTGGCCAGCGAAATGCCAGAGTGCACTGAACACCGCTGCCTGAGCTGAAGACAATGCGATCGGCATCGTGTCGCCGGACAGATGCACCCAGCGAAAATCGGCAGAAAACGGACCGTTCACTACCCCTGTCGTATCGTCCTGTACGTCGGGATTCGGCTCTGCCCCTGGTTCCGTATAACTTAGGTTGCCGCCATACAAGGTGAATCGCTCCTCCAGCGGTAGCCAGACGGCTGCGCCAGCAAGTGGATCATGCTCAATATCCCGCATCGGCTTCGGAGTGATCAACCATGGCACCGCTGTGCCGCGTGTTCGTGCAATCAACGACGGGTGCTGCAGCGGTAGATCCAGACTGCGCGCCAAGATCACGGGGCGACGCTGGTGGGTCCCCAATCGCCACATGCCAGCGACCACCGACACAGTGCCCTGCTGGGCGGGAATGTTCAGCGCGCCGCGCAGTTTGCGAATCAGCCAATCAGGATCGAACAACCACGCTTGGCGATCAACGGCATCCACCGCCACGGACCCGCAGTCGGGGCACTGGCAAGCGAGACCGGTCACGGATTGAACGACCAGGCCACGTTGCAACTGGCAGTAAGGGCACAGCACATACCTGAGGTCCAATCGGTGCTGTTTCACCGCACGGTTTTCATCCAGCACGGCCAGAGCATCGCGCTCGTTATCAGATAGTGCGGACTCGAGTATCGGCCCCTCGTTGCCAAAGAGCCGACACGCAAGCGCCCAGGTTGTCGCGTTATTGGCTTTGCTCAATTGCGCGCTCATCCACCAGATCCGGGCGTGCCCCGGCCATATCCGTCTGCGCCGACAAGGTCTGCTTTTCTTGCAGGATGCCGATCTGCACCAGATAGCCCTCCAACTGAGCGCGCAGTTTTTCGTCAAACTTGTGCAGATTCAGGCGACCACGACGTGTCACTTCAACGGTCACGACGGGGCTGCGCTGTTTGCCTGGGGGTGGCGCGTAGTAGAGGTTGATGGTGGCTGCAGTCACCAGCCAGTGCCGCGCCAGCGGGTTGTCGTGCTCGAATCTTTCGGCAATCAATTCCGTGACGCAATCATGCTCACTGCTGGCCATTGCCGTGAACTCGGCCTTGAGGTGGGTGTCCGGGCTCATCAACGTGATCGACTTGACCTGCAGCGACACAAAGCCATCTGCCGCCGCCTGCGGCACCTGGAAACCCAACTTCAAGGTCGACAGGTCCAGCGTTGGCGGCTTGATCCGCTGCGCCGCCACATCCACACCCAGCAGATGCAGCGCGAAGACCTGGGCAAGCATCTCATGGTATTTCGCACCACCACGAATCAAGGTGCGGACCACACCGGTGCCGTCCGAGTACTCCAGGGTCATGTGGATGTTCGGGCTGCCGACACGGCGCTGCAGTGTCGTGCCGTCAAACTCCAGTCGCATCATGGCCAGGTCCTTGGCATGCACCGTCACGAGCTGCGTGCCCTGCGCGCGGTCCAGCAGGTGCGCAACACAGACTTCGCCGCAGCCAAGTTCCTTTTGGTAGAAGCCTTTTATGGCATCACCGAACGCCGCCATGGATGCCGGGTCGCGGCGCACCGGGACCTTGATTCCAAGGTCATGCTGCTGCGCGTGCTGGGTATGGCTGTCGACATACTCCATCGCTGCTGCCTGCTCAAACAGGTCCATGTGGTGGACGAACAGCCAAAACGCCCGGTGGATGTCGCTCTGGCAACCGATCAAACTGACCAGGGCAGCGCCGTTCGCTGAGGTGGCCTGGAACATCGCCTGCTTGCCGCGAGGGTGGGCGAGTTGCGTGCTCACATGCAATCCGGCCACCACTTTGTCCCGCACCCCGATGTCGGGGTGGGTCTGGATCGCCTCGATCAGCCGGTTGGAGGTGGATGGGTCATCCGTCCAGTCAAAGTCTGGCGGGAACACCATGCCCTGGTTGTTGAGGTAAGTGCGCAGCGTCGCGTCGACTGGCAGGTTGAGCAGCGCGTCAGCGTAGGTCAGTTTCATACTCGATCCTTTCAGGATGTCGTCGTTGGACTGAAGACCGTAAAGCTTGCGGTGCTGCCGTCGGCGACTGGTTATTAAAAAAAGCCATGTACCGTTAAAAGTAAAGCAGAACGATACATTGCCGATTCTACGCGCCTACGCCCTCTTGTCAATCAAAGTAGCACTTCTTCATTGAATTGGCTCTTACTGCTATACTAATCAGCTATTTCTAAGGGTAACTACGCAAATGCCAACTCCTTTCGGAATACGGCTACGACAATTTCGTGAAGCCAAGGGCCTCACGCTTCAACAAGTGGCAGACGCCGTCGGCTGCACCAAGGCCTATGTATGGGAATTGGAAATGCGCGAGGGCCAGCGCCCCACCGCCGAACGCCTGAACGCCATCGGCAAGCTGCTCGGCGCGACTGTTGAGGATCTGCTTGGTGAACCCATCGGGTCGGTTACCGACGCCAGCGGTACTGACGTGGCCTTCTTCCGAGAATATGCCGGAATGAGTGAGGAAGAAAAGAAACGCTACCGGGATGCCATGAAGCTGATGTTTGGCAAAAAGGGTTCCAACGCGGAGGGCACTTGAACGACGCGGCATCTCTGAACAGTTTCAAGGCGTCTGCCAAGGTACTCACTTGGCTGGAGGCCATCGGCTGTCGGACGCTGCCGATCGATCTTAATTTGGTGCGACAGATGCTGCCCGATACTCCGTTCGGTCGCGGCACTGTAATCAAGGAACCCGCAGACCTGACCTGGAACGCCAGCGAGGGGGCATTGGTCCGCAATTCAGAAAACCATGCCGAGTGGGGCATCTTTGTTAACCCGAAGGCCCGACCTGTGCGCAAGCGCTTCACCATCGCCCACGAGCTCGGTCATTTCATCTTGCACCGAGCGGTGCAAACAACGTTCAACTGCGACAAAGAAAGCGTGTACTACGGCCTCGACACGCTCAAGAAAATCGAGCGTGAGGCTGACGATTTTGCGAGCAATCTGCTCATGCCCGCCGATATGCTCCGTCATCGTATCGATGGCAAACGCATCGACATCCACTTGCTGGGTGAATTGGCCACGGAATTTGGCGTGTCGCTCGAGGCAATGTGCATCCGGCTCATCAAATGTACGGAGCAACGCGCAGTCCTGGTGTATTGGGATAACGGTTTCCTGAAGTACCAGTGGCCCAGTGGCGACGCAAGGCGGACGCGAGTGCGTTTGCGCCAAACGGGCGATCCGCAAGAGCCGATTGCCGGCACGCTAGCCGCCGATGACGCAATTGCGCAGGAATGGGATGGCGTCGACATGCTCGCGAGCAACTGGTGCACAAGTGAAGAGGACGACATTCACTTGCGCGAACTCAAGCACACCTACACAGACGGAAATCGGGTGCTGTCCTTGTTGATGTTGGAGTCAGCGCCACCGCGGAACTATCAGCGCAGTGGTTGGGAAGACGAAGAAACGCGCGACACCTTTGATCGGTTCATCGACAACGGGCAGTTACCCGTTCGGTGAAGGGAACGTGGCGCAACGATTCGCGGATTCCAACATGAAGTTTCATTGAGAAAGTTACCCGACGATGTGGAGCGGCGTTAAAGCCTTAGTGGCCGAGATCAAGAAATGCGAGCAAGCTGGTGCGACAACAGCGGCAGTTGCCATGGCCTATGTCTGCATCGACACCATGGCGTACCTTTCACTTCCATTTGGCAGAGAAGTGCAAGGGAAAGCCGAATTCATCGCATGGACAGACACCTATCTGACAGGACACAAAGATCAACCGTACCAATATCGTGGCCTTGATGTTTACGGCGCGCGATGTGCATTGCTACACGCGTTTGGCTCTGACACTGACTTTCATGAAAAGAATACGGACGCAAAGAGGTACGGCTACCATGATGGTGGCATGCACGCATTTGATGCTGCCTTCGATAATCACCGAGTGATCATCGGAACCGCGTCCCTAATCAATGATGTGCTGCATGCACTGACCGCCTTCATGGAAGCATGCCAATCTGATAGCGACCTGAGGCAGCGAGTTGAAAGTCGACTGCATAAAGTGTTGGCAACGTTTCCAGTCACTCTGAAATAAGGACGTGTTGATCTGACTCTTGTCGCGGCACCGCACCGCGCATGGCCTCGTCACTCCCCTAAAACGAGTTACTTCGAACGGGGTCGGCCCATAGCATGGATGGCAGTTTTCCATCAGGAGCGCCACCCATGTCAGAACTCGAATTACCCTCATCCGAACGTCGCTTGACGCGCGAAATTCAACCCCGGCAACCGCATCGGGAAATCGCCGAACTGCTGGCAACCGCAATCTTGCGAGCACGCCAGAAATGCGCATCTGCGGGAGACGTGTCACCTATTTGCCACTCCAGCGAAGTTTGTCTTGGCTTTAGTGCCGAGCAGAGCGTGAATGCGAACCCGTCTTACACAGAAGGAGTTCGAGAATGACGACTCAAGCAAACACGAGCATCGCGCAAATCGCGCAGCTGCCTCAATTGTCGATGGAAAGTTTATGGGCGCTATGGGACGAGCTATTTGACCGCCGCCCCGGTCACCACCATCGCACCTACCTGGAAAGCCGGATTGCCTACAAGCTCCAGGAGCGTGCTTTCGGCAGTTTGGCAGGTCACGTCCGTCGCAAGCTGGAGCAGATCGGCGAAACCGGCGAGGTACCAAATCATAAACGCCGCGCCGAGAGCGAGCTCGCGCCAGGCACCACCTTGGTCCGCGAATACAACGGCATCACGTATCGGGTCAAAGTGATGGAGGACGGTCGGTTCGATCTCAACGGCCGCCCATACAAGAGCCTCTCCAAAGTGGCCCGTGAGATCACCGGATCGGTATATTCAGGTCCGGTGTTTTTTGGACTGAAGCCGTCCAGCCGTGAAAGAAAGGCGGCCCAAGCATGAAAGCGCCCACAACACGCCCGCCCGCGATCACGCTCAAGAAACGCTGCGCTATCTATACGCGCAAGTCCACCGACGAGGGGCTTGACCAAGAGTACAACAGTCTTGAGGCACAACGTGACTCGGCGCTGGCATTCATCACCAGCCAGCGTCACGAAGGATGGATTGCCATAGATGACGGCTACGATGACGGCGGGTTCTCTGGCGGCAATACGAATCGACCGTCGCTCAAGCGTCTCCTGACTGACGTCGAGGACGGCCGTGTCGATGTGGTGGTGGTCTACAAAATAGACCGGCTGTCCCGCTCACTGTCCGACTTTGCCAAGATCGTGGATTTGTTTGACGAACGCGGCGTCACCTTTGTGTCGGTGACCCAGCAGTTCAATACGACGACCAGCATGGGCCGGCTGACACTGAATATCCTGTTGTCCTTTGCTCAATTCGAGCGGGAGGTGACCGGCGAGAGGATCCGCGACAAGATCGCCGCCAGCAAGGCAAAGGGAATGTGGATGGGTGGCACGCCACCGTTGGGCTATGACGTCAGGGATCGAAGGTTGATCATCAACGAGCCCGAGGCGGCGCTAGTGAGGGATATTTTTGCGCGGTACGCCGAAACCGGTTCGGCAGCGCAACTGGTACGCGAGTTGCAGATTGAGGGACACACCACCAAGGTGTGGGTCGCCCAAAATGGTCGCCGGCATGAAGGAAAGGTAATTG